CGATCTTCTTTTTTAGGGGTATTAATTAAATAACACCTCACTTGTTTGATATTAGTCATATCCAAATCATTCACAGTAATATTATACTGTGTACCATCATCTTCAACGATAGTAGATGTTGTGTTGATATTCAGAATAAGCCTAATATCGTTACCTATTCTTATTTTTCTCATATTGCAATATGTAATAAAAAAGGCCAGGTTGGGCGTAGCCCACCCCAGCCAGTTTTATATGTTTTGTTTATCAATCTGCGAGCTTACCATCCCACTCGATGAAAGCTTCGAGAACATCTTTAAGATCCTCAAGCTGATCTTCGATACCATAGATCTCAACAGTCTGCTTGGTCTTACGGAAAATATCGTCTGCAGCACGATACATATTCTCAAACTCAAGCGTAATGGCATCGTAATGCTTATCAAGCTGTACTTCCATGTCAGGCTTGATGATCGGCCACGTACCGTTACCACGGTTCAGGATGCCCAGATAACCCATAGCCTGAGACTCACGATCACGAACCAGCTTAGCAGAAGCAGGATAGGTCTTACCAGGAGTTTTAACAATCACAACACCCTTCGGGAAGTTCTTATTCAAAGACTCCCAACCATCACCAGCGGGATCAGTCCAATAGATATTAGCATTGAAGCGAACCTTGTTAGCCCAGTTCAGCGTCTCAACAGCGTCGTCATCATCATAAGGCAGAGCGGTAATCTAAATTGCTTCGCCGTTTGCACCAGCAGCAAATGTACCAGGAGCACCACTCTGACCAGGAGTATAAGTACCAGTAACAACAGATACACGAGCACGCTTCCACTCACGGTTAATCATATCAGCAATAGCCTTTGCAATAGAAGCATTAGTCTCGTTCTTAGAAGTAACGTACTCATAAGACTCAGTCCACTTACGATAGCGATGAGGCATATCCTTATAAGTCAGACGAACAACAATGCGCTTACCACCGTCGGTACCATTAGTAGTATCGACAAGTTTGCTCTCATCGAGGTTTGCGAAATCGATGACAACTGCATCTTCAGTGTCAGCCTGATAAGAAAGAACATTGTAGCTACGAACGTCCTTAGACTTGATCTCGTTCGACCACTTAATGATAGGACGATACTCGGTAGATCCATCTGGCATGCGAACAGCGGTGTTCTTCTTGGTAACAATACCAATCTTAATCTTATTAATAGCACCTGCGTTAGCGGCAGTTACTTCGTACAGTTTATCTGCTGCAACATTGGGATCGCAGTTCATAATAATGAACTTGCCAGCATCAGCTGATGCAGTAGCCATATTGGCAGCTGCAGCGGGTTCTGCATCCAAAATAGCACCCGTAGCCAGATTGCTGACGAGCACAGTATTTACGTATGTAATCATATTATATTAATTAATTTATTCTACTCCCCCTATATTTCAATGTCTAGACCTAACTAGCTGGGGTTTCCACGTTTAAATTATTCCTAAGTGAGTACTTCGTTTGTTAGAGTTTTATACCTAGGATCGGATTGATTCTCCACATACATCTGTGCTGCGATCTTAGTTATCTCTAACCATATATAATCATCAAAATCCTTGTACTCTTTATATGGATCTTGATTAGTTATTTCTTCCGGCACTTTAATATAACCTAAAGTGTAGGAGTATATCTTATAATTCTTGTCTGTTAACAGACGAAATCCATTTCTTGTTCTTATTCTAAGAGGACGTGCTCTATGATACTTATAATGAAAATCAGTAAGACTATTGTTTATTCTATACATAAAACTGTCTGCCGTACATTCAAATACGCACGTGTCCATCTGATGGTCACCGTCCATATCTGTTATAACAACATCTTCATTAAGTACAAACATCATGTCTTGTGGATAGCAGTAAGAATAACTATCATAGTTAACATGACTAAAATCTTTACGGAATTTATAGTTTGTACCAGTTCTATATAATCTTATCAAATCTCTAGTACGCTTTTCATTCTGCTCATAGGAAGTCTTCTTAGGAGGATTTCCATTGAACCGATCTTTAACAAACTTAATAACAGCTTGATTAATCCAGAACAGTGAATCATCTGTAACAGGCTTTTGCAAAGAATTATCTAGTTTATTTATCTCAAGCTCAAAAGCTGCTATTAAATCAACTGTTCTCATTATCGTTATTCTGTTGTCTAGCTTGCTGCCTCATTGCCTCCTACTGTCTACGCCTGTTTGCTTCTGCACCAGATACATACTGGATATAAAGTTCAAGTGCACCAGTAACAATGTCATCAAAACAATCTAAAGGAAGTTCGCATGCAGTAGAAGTCATAAGATCAAAATGATCAGGTTCTTTGTAGTATAATATCTCTATACCAAGAGGTTCAGTATACTGATCATATATTACAGTAAGACTTTGCCCTTCTTTCTGTCCTGTTGTATCAGCAACGGTATTACTCAACACTGCAGCAGGTCTACGTAATATTCTAAGTGTATCATGAGGAGTTTCTATTAAAGTCCAGGCATCGGACTGTGATACCAACTCGTTCGGCAAAACTCTGATAGAGCTGTTATTATTTGCTTTATCAGATCTAAAACTAAACGTTTTAGTGACTTTTGATACACTTCTGACATACATGTAAAATAAAGGATCTAATGGATATACTATAGATCTACCGGTATTCATAACTTCAATACCATTTGGATCAATGAGATTGCTTGTGGCGTTTATTACGCCGGGATCCGTAACCGGTATCCAGTCACGCTTTAACAGCGATTGTAGTACACTTTCTACGTGAGCAGAGATCTTAGAACCAGATGGAATAGCATCAAGGCTACGATAAATATCGTGTATATATTTGTCTTGATATTGATTGAGGAACGAGTAGATCGTCTCAGTATCAAGCTTCTCTAATAATTCCTTCTCAGGAATCATGGTTTGAACTCGTCTTTCGAATTCAATACCCATTTGTCTTGTTTCATCTAACGTCATGCTTCAAGCCCTCTCATATTAAGTTTACTATTTAATCTAGCAGATTCTACATTCTCAAGAGCAAACGCTACAGCAAGGCTTACAAGTTCTTCCGCCATTGTACTATTACATTCAAACTGATATGCTTCTGGTAAATTTCCAGAGCCATTCCAATCGAAATACGATGCGTAATTTGCACTAGAGTATTGATTCAAATCTTTTACAAACGTATTTGGTATTTTGATATAAACAACTTCAACCTACTCGACCGTTGGCTTGTTTATAGGATCGTATACAACGTGAAGTTTTTTATCCTCTATATAACATACAGGATCTTTTACCCAAGGAATATTGTGAGGACTTGCAAAAAATTTAGTAGCCATGTCATGACTTACTAATTTTATTTGTAGACTTCTTGTATCTTCTCCATCCGCCGGGTCATAAGACTCTTCTGTGCTATCTGGCAGTCTTGTTATTGTGTCCTATTTCATATATGCTGTAACATAATACAGCATAGATTCCGGAAGTGCTCCTTCTACTGAGTTAGAAACACGATTGTCTGCTGACATATCTATGGTTTCGTGCCGTACAAGAGGTTCAAGGTCTGCTATAGATTTTACATCTGATTCAAACACAGAGCGTCTATAGTTATTCCCTGTTATTTTCTATGCAATCAGTGCGTTGTAAGCTTTATCAAGAACGGTAGCTATTTCGTATTCTGTTAACGATGGATATGACGAAGTAACATTTGCCTTGTCATATTCTATCACGAACTTAGTATATATGTCTTTATGCGTCATATCACATGTTTATTAGAGTTATTTATTCTCTGTTTCGTTTATAATCGAAAGCTTAAGGTCTTGATTCTTCTTACTATCCAAATATGCAATAGCATCATCAAGCGAGTCTGCAAACATATCAGAACCGTAGAAGTAGTGTGTCTTATCTTTACGAATTACACCCTTAGCAATAGCGTTCTCAAGTAAGAACTCTGTCTCCTTAAACTTATTATTAACCCACTTGTCCATGAACTTCTTAGGTTGTTTATCGACGATGCCAAACAATGTAGACTCTACGAGTTCATTAGACATACGATCAGGATTAGCACCAAACAGACGCAGACACTTACGCATTTGCTCAAGCGACAATGTATCAAACTGCTTAATGGCATCGCGACGAAGCTTGTTCTGCTTGTTCTGCTCAATTGCCTCGGCTTCACGATTAATCAACAGATAGTCTTTACCAGCGTCAAGCTTATCGAGTGTAGTAGCAACACGCTTATGACCTTCCAAGAATTTGATCATCATAGCTTGACGAGGAATAGAATCGTCAAGCAGTAAACCACGTGCACCAACTTTTACAGAGAATGTATTCCAGAACTCTGATGTTTTAGCAAGATGTCCTTCAGGATAACCCAAAGCTTTCTCATAATATTTCTCATCTTCTGGGGTGAGACCCGTATAAATCGACCCGGAACGTGTAAAGTACGGAGCAATATAATCAAAACAATTCCTATACTTTATAAAAGATCCCCAGGGATTCTTCTTCTTAATCTTTAATTCAACTACCATAATTATAATAATTAGTATGTTGTGATGCCGGGCGGGGGCCGAAGCCCCCTCGGACATCAGTATTTCTTATTGATATTACGCACCAATATTAATGCCACCGTCGTTGCAGATCTCAGTATCTTCTGCATCGCAGTACAGAATACCACAGTTCAGCGGGTTGCGAACCATGATACCTTCCTCACCAAGGAAGTGAACCTGGTAACCATCACGGCTGTTAGAACGCAGCGTGTTGATGCTGTTTGCATAACCCTGAGGTGATACAGAACCACCAGTGTACCACTGTACGAACTCACGACCCTTACGACAAACCTTAACAACATTAGCCTGGCCGTCGAAGTTGCTGATGTTGACGAACAGGAACGTGTAAGACATCAGGGGCTTACCAGTCAGCGGATGGAGCTGACGGAACATCTCCATATTGTCGAACAGAGGACAACGCTTCAGAGACAGCGTGATACCATTTGTCATGTTGTAGGTAGTAAACTGACCACCGAGAGTCAGGTTCTGACCACTACCGGTAACGAAGATATTCTCACACATATTGAAGCTAGCAACCTTCTCCTTCAGAATACGGTCGAACTCACGAATACCCATCTCACCAGTCAGAGCAACGAAACGACGCTCGTTGGTACCCAGAATGTCGTAGCAGAGGTCGAAGAGATAGTCCTCGAACAGCTCAGCGGTCAAGTGATGATAGTAACGAATGTTAGCCGGGCTAATCTGCTCGAACAAACCACTCATCGTAGGTGCGGGTCTGCCGTTTGTCCCTTTATTAAGATAAGTACCATCAGCCAGACGGTTGCTCTTAGAGAACAACAGCTGATACTCCTCACGCTTCTTCCACTCACGGAGTGCTAGCCAGTACTGATAATCGGCCCACAGATAGCTCTTCTTACCGGTCTCGGGATCCTGCAGAGCAATAGCCAGAACAGTTGAATATGCGTCACCAGTAATATCATAAGTCAGACGGAGAGTCTGCAGATGGCCACGCATCTTAAACGGAGTCTGATAGTTGATGATATCTGCCTCATCACTGTACTCCTCGTAAGCAGAACCCAAACGGCTTACCTGACGACCAGGAAGCAGGAACTCACCGGGGATGTAAGCAGCCTGTGCTCCATCAACAACATATACCTCATATACCCAAGCGCTACCATCCTGATAAGGAACACCGTTTACACGAACCTGGAACTTATAATCGTCAAATGACAGAATTGCACCAGGGCCGAACCAGCGCTCTTCGAGAGCGAGGTAAATAGGAGTACCATTCAGACCAGGAGTCTCAGAAATGTAGTTAGCGGAAGTAATCTCCTTACCGTTCCACTTAGCCCAGCGAATGTTAATAGCGTGCTCACTGTCAACATGTACAGCCCACTCAAACTCGCGGTTGTCAATAATCATTGTCTTGCCAAGACCACCGGTGAGCAGGTCGATGGTAGTAGAAACACCGTCGTCTTTTGTACCAAATACCAGTGAAAGCAGACCAGACACCTCATGAGGTCTAGTCAGCAGGGCGTTAGAAATCATGTTTTCATCTACCAGGTCCGAGAAACGACGTCCACGGTACAGCTGGAGATTGTTAAGTAAAGTATTATTCATATATATTTATAATTCTTGTGCGTCAGAACATACCACCTATAAGGTCGGTTACTGACTTCTGTTTATCATCGGCATTATAAGTGCTATGATTCTTTGCACTATGCCTCAACATTTTCCTAAGTTTTTCAGCAGCGGATGTTTCTCCTGCCTTCGTCGCGTTATTGATTAAAGTATCAGCTTTCATCGTAAAATACGCAGACTCAATAAGGTTCTTTGATAGATTCTTATTAAAGTCTTTAGTATACTGCGATTGGCCGTTCTGATCCACTTTGAAAATGTAATCGAACAAAGCTTGACGATCTTCCTTAGGAATAGCGATGCCGCGAATATTAGTAAGCGATTTGATGTCGTTACTTACTGTGTTAAAGAATTGTCTTGATTGTTCTTCCTATTGTCGTGCAAATTCTTCCTATTGTCGTTTAGCTTCTTCAACCTCAGCCTGCCTAAGCTGCTTCAATCTATCTAAAGCATCCTCAGATTCCTCATACAGCATGTCACCATCTTCATAGCGTTCAATCTTTTTATTAATCTGCTCGTTGGTGTAACCATTACGCTGCATGAGTTCACGTATAACTGCCTTTTGATTATTCTCGTCTTCGAGGTTGATGTCCTCAAGAGTAATAGCTGCTTGCTGTTTCTCATAGAAGTCCTCAAACTTACCACCATTCTTTACATACTCATCGAGCTTCTGTATACGCTCGTCTGCATATTGTGGTACAGAGTTCTCTTGTACAACATCACGCATGTATTCGGTCAGTTGATCTACAGTAAGAGGTCTACTCTTTTCATCAATCTCATCCATATTCCACCCAAGTGAATTACCAAGGGCATCAAAGAACAGCCCTACTTGTTCAGCTTCTATCACATCTGCATCTGTAGGTTCGTTATTATTTGGATCCTCTACAGGTGGTTCTGTTATAGGTGGTTCAGGATTAGTTACGCTAGGAGGGATTGGAGAATCGTCATCCTTTGCGTTTGGATCCGGTTTATCCGGATCGTCTACATTGCCGTCCTCAGGATCTTTCTTCACTGGCGGCTCATTCTTAATTGGTTCATCGATTGGATCGTCATCATCGTTGGGATTAACAAAGTAACCTCTATCATCAGTTAATTGTGTAACCTCTTCTTGGCCTTCAGCATTAGAATAAATGCTTCCAAGAACATCTTCAAATCCGCTCGGAATTGTATTCTTTTTCTTTGCCATATTATAATATGTAAGTTAATTTGTACAGTTTATTCTGTTATTTTTGTATTTCTAAACTGGGAATGGTTTTTGGTGTACCGTCTTCGTTTAATTCTCCATGAATCATTTTGTATGCAATATTTTCAGTATGAATTAAACCATCTTCATCCGTATAATCTTCATATTTAAAGTTATCGGGATACTGTTGAATCCAAAACTATACATCTGGAAATCTCTTTTCAATTTCCTTAAACACTCTTGCGAATTCATATACACTACCTTCAGTTTGTTCTGTAAGATCATAACTGAGTCTGTGAACTTTGCCATCTGTACATTTAATGGCAGTATGTACTATATAACTATTCATAATTAAATATTAATGTTTCCACTTTTTTGCGTTCTAAGCAAATATAGCTCTCTTACGCGTTAAAGGATTTTTACTATGTGTTAATTCTTCTGTTGTTTTACCAGTACGCTTTTTAGTAGCATTAAATTTACCACGATTGGCTGGTTTAATTCTTATTTTGCCGTCTTTGTATTCTGGAAGTTTTCCATCACTAAATGGAATCAGTGGGCCTAATATAGGATGTTTCTGTATCTTTGTATACATGTTTGCTATTGGATCTAAGAATATATCATATAAAAATCCCATCGGATTATCAGAATATCCCCAATTCCTTGCCATTCTATCTGCATCCTACATCTTCCATGCTCTAGACGCGCCACGAGTCTATTCGTTAGCTTCACGCCAACGTTTGTACATCTCTGCTTTCTCCTTAAGGCGTCTCTCTGCCAACTAATCTCCAACAAGTCTAACGGCTTTCATTCCTACAAGCATGGACATTAATGGGTCTTCTCCGCTCATGCCCTGTTCGTGAGAAGCATTCTGAGCCGCCTATTTTACTTCTTCGTCAGTAAGCTATCTCTGTTCTCCCATAGGAAGTTCTCCTTCGAAATATCCAGGAAGTTTGCCATTCCTATATCGTTTATCTTGTGGAACCATCATTGCTCCTCCAGCAACTGCAGGCACTTTTAAAAGCATATCTTTGAAGTTGTTGTAGAAGTGTGCTTGTTCTGGAGTGAGAGGCATTACATCAGGCATTCCGAGATGTTTAATACGTTGCTCACTAGCATCTCTATTGTATACACTAAGTTTAGACGCCATATCCTCTATCTCTGCAGGTGTTATACGATTTACCACATCTTCAAAATCTTTTCCGACAGGGAATCCGTAACGCTTTCCAATCGCATATTCAAGTTCACTGAGCATTGCTCCACCTTCATTGACAAAGTTAAAATCAGGATGTTCTTTTATGAACTTCTCACTAAATGGGAACATGCGTTCCATTATCATAGCCTACTCTGGGGTATAATTATAATACTGTTGCAGATAATGTTTGAACTCATGTGGAACAGCGATATCCATCAACCGATCGTTGTTTACAATCTTGTTGCTGAACAACATTCCTTCCGGCCCATACAGAGCATTTATATTTGTATTTTCTGGAAAATCTGCGCTATTAAGAACAGGCTCTTCGGATGGGAGTTTTGTCTTATTATACTTCTGAGTCTTTTGATCAGTGATCTTCTAAGTATATTCAGTTTGCTGTTTATACTTCTTTGGATCTATCCTAGTTTTAGGTTTGCTAACAAGATCTTCTGATACTTCTTGAGCGTTTAGCATCTTCTTAGTAGAAGCCTTCGTTGGGTTTATTGCCTTCTTTACAGCCTTTTTGGTATTCTTGATTAATTCTTTTGAAGAATCTTTTGTAATTTTCCCTCCAGCACCTGTAAGTATATCCAGCAAAACGTTTGCATGATCTGTTATATCTGCAATACCTCTTACCTCTTTATTCCAACTTTCAAACTACTACTATAGCCCTCTCGCCACATTTCCCAAACCACCTTCTACAAACTACTAAAAGAATGGTTTATTATAATCTCTCCAAGTAGAATTTGCATAACTACTTAATGGCGACCAACGGTGCCCCTGCTATATTGTACCTTGATTTTGTACAATGATATCTTCTATCTACTATGGTGTAAGTCCGTTTTGATATCTTGGCAACTTACCATCAGCATATGCGTTTTTAAATCTATCCCACGTAGGAGTATATTCCTCTATAGTATCTACTAATTTTTGTATACTTAGAGGTTTAGCCATTTCGAAGTTCTATACAAACGTATGACTTGGAAGTTCTGTAGCCTACTACATCCACGTAGAAGGCACTGTCTATTGCTGTATAGTAGGAATAGTAGATACTCTAGTAGCATCTGGTACTGCTATAATTGGCTCGGGTTTTGTCTCTGGAATAATGAAACCTCCGAGTACAGGGTCTGAAAATAGTAACTACTGCTCCTTCATTCTACGTGTACGAAGTCCTGGATTTGCAGAGTCGTTCCATCCTGCGTCTACTTCTTTTATAGCTTTTGCATACTGTCCAGACCTCCAATATTTCATAAACTTGGTATCATCTTCAAATCCGGAAGGATAATTATAATGATACGACGTGAGAGCTTTCTTACTGTCGTTAGATAAAGAATCCCACACTGCAGGACCAAGTTTCTTTCTAAGTTTTGCCTATCTAAATGCGATTTGTCTTTTTAACTCAGCATCCGCTTCAGCCTTTGTTATTCTTCCTTTGTTTACAAATTTAGCATCCGTAAAACCGTATCCAATAGTGGGTATCCCCTTTCCATCTAGATATGTTTTATCTCTAAACCCTTCATACTGTTTAAGAAAATCGGCGGTGTCTTCAATAGTACTTTTACCTCCAGCATACCCAGGCAATCCATAGATCTCTCGTACAGATTTACCTTCTTTATACGCTTTAAAGCGCTCTCTAAATTTACTTGGATCTCTATACATAAGCAGGATCTATTCTATTACCGATTATGTTAGCAATGATGTTGGTAATGAAATCATCGCCTCCATCATGCCAAACATATCTCAGTATAAGTTTCAACAATTGATTGTTCTCTCGTGTAAGCTATAGAAGCTCTTGTTCTTCAGCGTACGTCATCGCTCTCCCGATGTTTTGTTACGAAGAGCATAGCGCCCTTTAACCTTCTCACGCTCAAGAGCCGCGTCATCCTTCTGCTTCTGTAGTGCCATCTCGTGCTTCATCTTCTCACGTTCGAGCTCAATCTTCTTGTCTTCTATATTCTTCTTCTGATTTGCTTCGTAACGCTTCGTATAAGCATCGGATTGCAGCTTCTACTGCTGAATAGCAATATCGTACATTTCCTGCGGATCTGGGATATTGTTCTGATTGATATCTTTCTC